CCGTGGGATTGTAACCACTGACGATGTGTACCAGCACTTGTCTTTGTGGGCGCTTGAACACTGGCACAAGGTGGAGCAGTGGACAGCAGAAGAAAGCCTGAAGTTTAAACTGCGTAAGACTTTCTATAACGAAGCGCAAAAGTATGTTGCCAAAGAGCGCTCGCATTTGTCACGCTCACCAATGAATGACAGTTTCTATTACACACATGAGGTGTTGCATGAACTGTTGCGTGATGTGTGGACTCATGAAGGGTGGACTGATACGCCTGACATGAGTAGCGAATACATTTCACGCAGTGCTAAACCTTCAGAAGGTGGCAATCGTGTGGCGCTACTGTCAGATGTAGCAGCAGGACTGGAGCGTTTAAACAAAACAGACAGGGACTTGCTGCGCATGCGTTATGCCGATGGTGGTATGGAGTTTGGTGCGCTTGCTGAATCATACGGAACCACTGAGGAAGCCATGCGTAAGCGTGTCAAGCGTGCGTTAATTAAGTTGCAAGACAGGTTGGGTGGCGAAGCACCGCAGTGGCGTGGGCGTAGGCGTGTTCGTAGTAATGCAGAAGCAAGAGCAGAGATTAGAAACCAAGAGGAACAAGAATGATTTACTTAATTGCGTTTTATTACCGATTGAAGTGTGTGTTTGGTATTCACCTTTGGGTTGGCACACTAACAGGTAATGACATCAACGACCCAGTGGATTACTACTGGTGTTTGCATTGTCAGAAAGAACAGAAGCACAGCCCATACAAGGAGGATAAATGATTATCGGATTGAGCGGTTATGCCCGCAGTGGTAAAGATACAGTTGCCGAGTTATTAGTATTGAACTATGAGTTTAAACGCAAGGCGTTCGCTGATGGCATAAGAGATGCGTTGACTGCTTTGAATCCTATCTTGCATGATGGTCACCGTTTAAATGAGATAGTTCAGATGTATGGGTGGGACATAGCCAAGGCTAAAGATGAAGTGCGCCGTTTGTTACAGGTCATGGGTACTGAAGTAGGTCGCAAGTTAATCCATGAAGATGTGTGGGTGTGGCGTTTGTTTAATCAGATTGACACTGATGAGCGCATTGTTATACCTGATGTACGCTTTCCTAACGAAGCCCGCATGATTAAAGAGCGAGGCGGAGAAGTGTGGCGTATAAACAGACACAACCACAGCGCAGTCAATGACCACATTAGTGAGCGTGCCATGGATAACTATATGTTTGACCGTGTTGTATACAACGATGGCACCCTTGATGATTTGTCTGACGAAGTATTTATGTTGATGAGGCATGCGTTTAAACTGTGACAGAAGATGAGTTCTTTGAAAGATTTAACCTTCTGCACAATGCGTTCGTACAAAAGTTTGTACAGAAGATTGAGTACTCAAAGATTACAGAGAAAGATGAGTGGTCTAAAGGTTTAAACACTGGTCTTGACTGGGCTATCCGTATTATTACTGGCGATAAATCTGCTTCTTAAATAGAAAAACGCCCGCAATCTGTGACTGGATACAGACCTGACGAAAGGAATTTTGCGGGCGTTCTCTGTTCTTAGTGTAACCTATCGTTGTGTTTCCTTCAAGTGCGGGTCGGTTAGTCCCCACTTACGCCGTCTGCGTTCTCTATCACGCATCACTGGTGTCATGCCACCCCAAATACCGTAGCGCTCATGGACTAGTCCCCATTCAGCGCATGCTTCCAGTACTGGACAGCCACCGCATACTCTCTCGCGGATGTAGCGTTCCTCCTCGGGAGTAAACTTATCAGTGAGTGGATAAAATACTTCGGTTGGTACACCAAAACACTTGGCTCCATCAAAGTTACGGGCGTTGTATACCAGCGTGTAGTACACACGACTGTTTAAATCTAACGCCTTGCGTACTCTATGAAATTTTGGTCGTGTTTGCGTAGCCTGTCGCATTTAGATACTCCATAACTGAGGCGACCAGTATCTCAACGCGTACTGGTTTAGTGATTACTGGTTCAGTGGGTACCTCTGCGTTGTAGGTAAGACCACTGAGGATAAGGTGTTTGCGCAATCCTTGTGTTAGTTCTTGGTATTCATTCATTAGTACCATCCCCTTGATAGGTTTGAGCCGAGAGCCTTGCAGATATTGCCCCCGTATTTTCTTTGAATGTATGCAAGCCCTGCCTCCACTTGTACGAAGCCGTTGTCTGTGCGTTTAAACCCAACTAACTTCCATGTACTCGGCATGAACTGTGCAATTCCATACGCGCCTGACTTGCGATTGAGTGAGCGTGGATTCCAGTTACTCTCCCGCATCCATAGCGTGTATAGGCATGACCATTGCTCCAACTTGCCCATTTGTGCGAGCATGTCTACTGCGTAGCGTTGGTATTCATTCTCGTAGAAGGCGACCACAGTGCCAGCGATGTGTCCGTTACGAGTGAGGTTTTCTACTGGCACATGTTCTTTATCAAAGAACCTGTCGTCTATTGCTACCGATGCGGTAACAATGAGGAAGATGGCGACTAATCGTTTAAACATTATGCGACCTGTTCTTCCTTGGCGCTAATGTTTCTGATAAGTGTGAGTAGATATTCAGGGATGTCGGTGTCGTACCCCTCATCATCTGACTTACCAACCAGCACGATGTTGCCTACTAGGTGAGGCGTGTTGCCGAATAAGAATGAGATTGCACTACCCAGTGGATTAAGTGGCGAGCCTTTGAGCAAGCCTTCATCATCTACATAGGCGCATCCAACTTCTACCCCGTTGTAATCGTACAACCGCACCGCATCAATGATTCCATTGACAGATGTTTGGTAGTCAAGGAGTTGTTTAAACACCTTCTCCTCATGTGTACCATCGGGTTTGATGACTACACCTTTGGCTGATTTACTCATGTTCTCCCTCCATTTCTTCCTCGTCTAAGGATTTCATTAGGTCGTTGATGCTTGGTGCTTTGATGTCGTCATCACAGATTGCTCCGTGAGGTACGAGCGTGTTAGAGATAGTGCCACCACATGCGCCACATTTGCTCATGAGTTTAGCCCTTCCATCATGTCGTTTAGTTCTGCGTAGGATAACTTACTGCTAATCCATTTGCAACCATCTTTAGTTGTTGCGTTCTCAAGTCCAGCGATGCGCACCCAATCACGATACGGCTTCGCTCCGTTGTACGCTTTCATGAATAGCGTGGCTGAGATATACAACGGATAATCATTATTAATCCACAGCGCACAGTTCCAAGTTTCGTAGTTCTTCCAGCCTTCGTAGGTCTGTTTAGTAGTTTGCATAGCGTTGCTCAATTTCATCAATCCTTTCTTGAATTAAGTCAAGTAAAACACAGTACAATTTTGGGTCGTCAAACAGAGGATTTTCTTGCGCTCTTTTGTACTCAGCCCGTAGGATTTCTAACTCAGTCATGTTTAAACCCTCTCCTCGTAGCATGATGGACACACCTGATACTCCACCACTTCGCCGTTTGTCATGGTACCTACATAACTTTTTGTTGCCGATGGTGTGAAGCACCATGCACATGAACCTTCGGTAGTTCCATACACTTTGTCAAGTAGCATGTTTAAACACCTACTCTTTCAATCTTGTTGACTTGGATTACTGACTGAGATTGAAGGCGTAACACAATGTAATCACGCATGCTTGCTTCATCCATTGGTTCGCTTCCAGCGTATTCATCTGTAACCGTAATTTCAAATTTATATTCAGTCATGTTTAAACACCAGCACTTTCTTCTAGTTTGCGTAGTTGTTCACGGATTCTTTCTAAGCGTTCTGCTTTTGTTGGGTGATTGCGCAAGCCAAGTTTGGCACACTCCTCACGATAGAGAGTTACATATTCCTCTCGGTAGCGTTCCACGAGTTTGCTCTTTGCTCTGCTCTGAGCCAGTGCGTGGGGCGGTCTTTGCCTCGGTGTCTTTGTGTCGCTCATTAGAATGGGCGCTCCACCATGTTGTTCATCTGCTTACGCATGTCGCTGATGCGACTGCGTAGGTATGAGTTCTGCTGTTCAAGTCGTGCATTGGCACGAGCAAGGCAGAAGATTAAAATGAGCGAGGCAAGTAGCCCCAAGGTTACTGCGATTACATCTGTTACTAGCATGTTTTTCCTTTCGTAGGTGTGGCGTTGTTGCCACTATCAGATAATTACATAGACATATTTTAAAGTCAAGGATTGTTGCAAAGATTTTTAAATTATTTTTTTGTTTAAACTTTTGGAACAGCATCTTCAGGTCTGGTCATAGTTCTGTTTAAACAGAGGTGTATATACAATGTGGCTACAATGTGCGCACAAAAAAACCCCCGCCGTAGCGAGGGTTCTCTTGGTTTAAACAACTAGAAGGCTAGTTCCTCTTGCTTGTCCCAGTATCTATCCCACTGAGAGTCACGATAGTTCCAGTTTCCTGAGTAGCGTGTGGGCTTGAAGGTTTCGTACTCAATGATAGCGCCGTCACGCACCTTGAAGTACTCGCCCTCTGATGCTGAGTATTTCCAATCTAGTTCTGAGTCAAGCATCACGCATGCGTTCTCAATGGTGTCCTCTGTTGAGCCGTAGACCAATGAGCCTGTGTTGGTTTGTCCAATCCATAGCGGTGATGAATTGACACGGGCTAGGTGTAGCGTGCGTGCATCATCTTGTTCAATCCATGCGAGCGCGGCAGTGCCTCGCATCTGTGGTAGTACTTGCCATGGCTTAGCCTTGCTGAAGGCAAGCAGTGCGGTGACTGCCTCGCTGTCAACTTGTGCGACGCGAGGAATGTTGAGCAGTTTAAACAACTCGGTGTCATTGCTGACATGTCCGTTGTGAGTAAGCACGATACGCCCACGAGGAATTGGGTGGTTGTTGTGGTTGTTTGTGGGCGAGCCTTGTGTAGCCCACCGCGTGTGCAAGATAGCGGTGTTAGCGCCAGCGCATAGGTGTTGTCCGCTACGCTTGATGAAATCGGTGGCGGATAGGGGAGCCTTGCGGATTACGCGCCTGCCGTTGGTTGGGTTGATATACGCCACGCCTGTTGCATGGTAGCCACGATGCTCAATATCAAGGAGCATCTGCCCTGCTAGGTCGGCGGTGCTG